TTTGGTAAATTATTTTTTGAAGTAGATAATTCAGTATTTGAAAAAACACCAGCACAAACACGCAGATTATATGGTACAATATCTAAATGGTCTAAGACTATGCCAAAGAATAAGATAGCTCAACAATGGATGAGGGATAATTAATGCAAGGATTTAGAGAACACATAGATGAAACAACACAAATGCGATTAGTTGACTTACTTCCTAAAAAAATAAAGCGCAAAATTTATAGAATAGCTCATGCCGATAAGTATAAAGGCGCATTAGCAATGTATCATTCCTTTAAGAAAAATGCAGATATGAAAAAGCGAGGTGTATCTGACCAAAAAATGAGAGACATAGCAGCCGACCATTTTAAATTAAATCATAGAGAGTTTGCTAAAGTATTAAATAGAAAAACCAGATATGAAGCAGTAAAAGATTGGAGTATTACAGAAGCATATAATTTAGAATATGAAAATAAATCTGATATTAAGTCCTTACCATATTCTTCTAAACAGAAAGACGATATTGATAAATTATTTAAAAAATTAGGTCCAGGTTCTTTAGTATTTAATCCTAAAGGTGGAAAGATTAAAGTTAATACAACTTTAAATAAGAAATATAAATTAGATGATTTACATAAAGAATTTCCTAGTTTACATACCGCAAGAGGAGCAGAATTACTTATATGGGGAACGGGGTCAGTTTCAAATAAAAAATCTGTGATGTTATCTGATTTTGGTATTGCTACAAATACAGACTTTTTAGAATTCTTTCAAGCAATTGGATTATTCATACCAAGTCCATTAACTCCTAATACCTTTAAAAAACAATTAACTGATTTAAAAATTGTTGGTGATTTCCAAATACGTAGTTATATTAAAGAATGGCAGAAATTTGTTGACTACCTTGATGCAGATAAAACATTAGGTAGTGATGTTATAAGCCTAGTTAATGGTAGTCATTATTATAAAAACAAAATTGATGTTAAAAGACCATACGTAATTTGGACCGGTATTAAAACATATTATACAAACTTAAAAAACAAAGAAGGTATAGAGGGTACAATTAAAGACAACACATCGGACTGTGTCCTTGTTGATGGTACAGAAACAGAATTATATAAGGCATTAAAGAGTGATAGTCCAATTATAATGGATGAAAAGACCGGTAAATTATCATGTAATGGTATTGAATGGTACCAAATATCTTTAAAACTTGGAATGGGTAAAGCTAAACTTGGTAAGATTACATTCTTACTTAAAGGTAAATACCCAGTTGATGGAGATACTCAAGACAATATGGCTAGAGCTGGTATTGATACTAGTTGGTTTGGAGAAGAACTTGAATATCAACAACTATTACGAGAAGGATTTTTTGGAAGTGCTGCTGCTAAAATGAAACAAATTGGCGGCGCTGCTCTTAAAAAATTCAAAGTAGCCGCGGTTGCAGTACTTAAATATTGGAATAGGATTAAAGGATTTATAAGTAAGTTAGCAAAGAGATATGAAAAGTCTACATTCACAGAAATTGAAAGGATGACTAAAAGAAGTAAATTCCTTGGTGAAGGATATATTGCAGAAGATGTATTAAATGAAATGTCCCAGGGAGCAATGCTTAATGCTATTGTTAAAGACTCAACTATTACAAGAAAATATGCTAATGTTATTAAGAAGCATTATAACACGGTTGCAAAAAATAAAAATACTGATGTATGTGATGTAAGAATAGAAAATCAAAAGTTTGATATTACAGAACCAGGTGCTATTAATTTCTTAGTGGCTAATGTAATATCTTTCCAAATTATTAATGATATTATAAGTGATGTTAATAAAAATGGTATAAAGGTTATTAATGATTTAAATCAGGCTATGTCTATGGGAGATACCAATTTGCCGGTTGTTAAGGTGTATGGTAATCCAAGTGCCGCCGATTATGAAGTTATTACTGTTGGTAAAATCACCCAAAAAAATCCAGAGTTAGATGGTAAACAAATTAAAGTATTAAAGGCTGCTGTATTACCACATAAAATAAATCCATATTGGGTAATTAATATGTGGATATTTGCTGAGTTAGATAATGGTATAGCAAAGTACCATAAGATAGCATTTAAAAAGAGTGGAGCAAGTGCATTCAATTTTAATATTGAAGGTACATCAACTGTTCCAGAAGATAAAATAACGGAATTTCCAGTATGAATTTTAAAAAACATATAGTAGAAGCTAAGAACACACACATGGTCCATATAGAAGATATGGTTATAGATGGTGGTGTGACTGGTGCACGTGCCGCAATATTTGCTTTAAGAGATTTAAGAGATATGTTGGCTGGTACCACTAATGCTAATAAAGAAGTTACTGTTAAATGGGATGGAGCACCTGCGGTATTTGCTGGTATTGACCCAAGTGATGGTAAATTTTTTGTTGCTAAAAAAGGAATATTCAATAAGAATCCTATGGTATATAAGAGCGTTAAAGAAGTTAAAGCCGATACAAAGGGTGATTTAGCAGCTAAACTTACAGTAGCATTTCAAGAATTAAAGAAACTTGGTATAAGACAAGGGGTCTACCAAGGTGACATTATGTTTACTAAAAAAGACCTTAAGACACAGACAATTGATGGAAAGAAATATGTCACTTTCCACCCAAACACTATAGTATATGCAGTACCCATTGAAGCGGCTAAAGAAATTAAAGCGGCAAAGATTGGCGTAGTGTGGCATACTTATTACTCAGGAGCTGACTTTGCATCAATGAGTGCAAGCTTCGCTCCATCTATAGCAGCATTTAAAAAACCTAGGAGTGTATGGCAGAAATCTGCTAGCTTCCCAGATATTTCTGGTGTTGCCACATTAACCAAAAAGGAAACAGATGAAATTACCACACATATATCCAATGCTGGAAAACTCTTTCAGAAAATCTCCGCTAACGCGCTTAAAGACGTATCTACAAATAAAGATATTAATTTATTTATTAATACCTTTCGAAACACGAAGGTTAGAACGCAAAGTGAGATTAGCAACACGTCGCAACACGCTGAAGAATTAATTCAATGGATTCATAATAGATTTGATAATGAAATAGAAAAATTAAAGTCAGATGCTGGCAAAGCCAAGAAAGAAGCAGCAAAGATAGCCGCTCTTGAATGGTTTAATGATGATAATAAAGCTAATTTAATAACCATGTTTGACATGCAGAATGAACTTGTGTACGCTAAGAGGAAGCTATTAACACATTTAGATAGCATGGATAGTATAAATACTTTTGTAAAGACTAAAGATGGGTTTAAAGTAACAGGTGCCGAAGGATATGTTGCTATTGACCATTTAACTAACGGTGCCGTCAAAATTGTTGACCGAATGGAATTCAGTTATAATAATTTTAGTAAAAACATAATCAAAGGCTGGGAGTCCGAATCACGATGAAAGAAAAAACAATAAATGTCCAACATGCATTAGAACAAATGGGCAATAGACCCGTACCATATATAGATGTTAATGAGGCTAAAAGGATAAGACCTATTAAAGGCCTTTGGACACCAAAACAGATGTATACGCAAGTCGCAAGAACTAAAAAAGCAGCATTTGAATTAAGACAACACGCAGATTTTATATTTCAAATGGATGCAGATGTTGGTCCAAGTATGAGTAGAAATTCTGGATTATATATGGCTATATATGACAGAATGATAACTGCACTTGACCTATTTGACCTAGCAGTAAAAGATGCTGCAAAAATAAAGCACCCAGATTAATGACATTAAGAACTTTTAAAGAACATTTAATTAAAGAGGCCAAGGCAAAGACGGTCACGGTAAACTTTGGCCGGTTTAATCCTCCCACTATTGGCCATGAAAAACTCTTAGATGTTAGTATGAAAAAAGGTACTGGTGACCATAGGGTATATGCATCCCAATCACAAGATGCTAAAAAGAATCCATTAGAATGGAAAACCAAAATTAAATATATGCGTAAGGTATTCCCTGTGCATGCTAGGCATATTCTTATGGATAAAAAAGTTAAAACAATTTGGGATGTAGCAGTTACCGCATATAAAGATGGATATACAGAATTTGAATTAGTTGTTGGTGATGATAGACACCAAGAATTTGTTAAACTTTTAGATGATTTTAATGGCAGAAAAGCTAGACATGGATTTTATGAATTTGATGTAATAGATGTTATAAGTGCTGGTCAAAGAGACCCAGACGCTGAAGGTGCTGAAGGTATGTCAGCCTCCAAGATGAGAGCGGCTGCTGCAGACAATGACTTAATTGCATTTACTAGTGGTCTACCAAAAAGATTTAAAGATGCCGAGGGACTTATGAAAGCAGTTCAAAAAGGTATGGGTATAAAGGAATCAAAATTTTATAGACAAGATATAAAATTAAGTCCAGTCTCAAAACTTCGCGAGAAGTATGCGGCTGGCAAACTATTTAATGTGAATGATGACATAGTAACTAATGATGGACAAAAAGGTACAATCAATAAACTAGGAAGCAATCACGTTGAAGTGAAACTGAAAGGAGATGGAAGGTTTAAAAACTTCTGGCTTTCAGATATTATTACTACATAGGAGAAATATATGCCACTAGAAAAAGTTGGTTGGTTATCCAATGGTATAGCAGATGCTGGAGGTATTGTTAGTCCAACCGGAGAAAGATTGGTTGCGGCTGCTTTAACTCAAGAAGAGCAAGATAAATTTAATGGTGTTAAACCAAAGAAGAAAAAATCTGAAGCTGCATCATATTCCAATAGGTCCTCAAAGGATGACTTAGAAGAGTATGGTAGAACTATTGGGATTGAACTAGATAAGCGTAAGAGTAAAAAAAGTTTATTGAAGCAATTAAAAGACTTCGTTAAAAAATAAACATAAATAATATTATGGAATTAAGTAAAAATAACTTCGAGTTATATGCTGCGAAGCATTACCAAAGAGATAAATGGGCGACAACTGAAGATTTTAAAGAGGATATATCTAGATTTAAATATATTAATCGCTTAATCAATAGATACTATCGTGATGATGAATTAAAAGAACGGTTAATACTTAACCATATTATTATTTTAGGAAATGTCTTGGGACCAGATGTGTGTGCTGAGATATTAATGTCTAAGACAGATGATACTTTACAAAGTATTGTTAAAACCTTCTTGGTATATTTAAATTATTTACCGGAAGATAGTTATGTTGAAATACCATTGGATGACACAATTATAGATGTATTAAGGAAAATATGAAAGAATATTTAAAAGAAGGTGCTGTAGATTTATTCATAACATATAAGTTTATTAAACTACTAGTAACTCCCTGGAAAAAAACCGAGGCCTATGACGAAGGCGTGATTGATAGTAAGGGTAAGTTGTTAGTAGCAGTAAAAGACCAAAGCTCTGCTCAAAAGAAAGCTTATACTGTTTTTCATAGGTTAGTCTTTAATATAAAAAGAATACTTGAAAAAGTACCATTTGGTAAATCTAAAATAGCTTCTTATGCTGCTGCTCTTTATCTACTTAAAGAAGAGCATGGTATGGCTGAAGAAGATATTTTAAAAGTATTGGAAGACTTAGGTTATGACGTTTCCCTTGACCTTAATGAAGAGGTTAAAGATATTCATACGGGTCAACACATACTAAATCATGATATTTTGGAAAGAACCAAAGGAACTATTGTGAATTTAGATTCTATAGAACCCGTATCTTACTTTGCGGGTGTTCCTATATATAAAACAAGAGAAAATATTTATATATCTGCAGGCAACATATTATAACATAATTTAATTGGAGTGACATGACGTCAATTTTTGTAACCAAGCGCAGTGGTGAAACTGAGCCATTTAATATTAATAAAATCCACCGCGTTCTTGAATGGGCTTGTGATGATTTAGTTGGTGTCTCTGTTTCTGAAATAGAACTTAGGGCTAATGTTCAACTATATGAACACATGGAAACTATTAAAATCCATGACCTTCTTATCAAATCCACAGCCGAACTCATAACTGAAAATACACCTAACTACCAATTTGTAGCGGCAAGGCTTATTAATTATAAGCTTAAAAAAATAGTATATGGTGACAAAGACCCTTGGCCTCTTATTGATATTATAAATCATAATATTGATGCTGGTGTATATGACCCAGAAATATTAAATAAATATTCAGAGGCTGAAATAGATTATATTAATAGCCATATTATTAACCATAACAGAGATGATGAATTCACATATGCTGGTATGGAGCAAATGCAATCAAAGTATTTAGTTCAAAACCGAACGGATGGCACACTATACGAAACACCTCAGATATTATATATTATGATTGCTATGACATTATTTGCTAGATATAATGGAAGACGTATGAAGTTTATAAGAGAATTTTATAATGCTATTAGTCAATTTTATATCTCTCTTCCAACACCAATCATGGCTGGTTGTAGAACTCCAACAAGACAATTTTCCTCATGCGTAGTATTAGAATCTAATGATTCTTTAAACTCAATTAATGCAACATCAACATCCATTGTTAAATATATTAGTAAGAAAGCCGGCTTAGGAATTAATGCTGGAAAGATTAGAGCGGTGGGTAGTCACATTGGTGATGGCTCTGTTGTACATACTGGATTAATTCCATTCCTTAAATATTTTCAAAGTGCAGTTAAAAGTTGTAGTCAAGGTGGAGTACGAGGTGGAGCAGCAACTGTATATCTACCAGTATGGCATTATGAATTTGAGGACTTAGTAGTCCTTAAAAATAATAGAGGTACTGAAGAAACCCGTGTACGTAATATGGACTATGCATTCCAATTTAATAAGCTTATGTATGAGAGATTATTAACTGGTGGTAAAATAACATTTTTTAGTCCGGATGATGTCCCAGGATTATATGATGCATTTTTTGAGGACCAAGATAAATTCCAAGAATTATATGAGAAGTATGAAAGGGCATATTCAATTAGGAAAAAATCTCTACCAGCTTTAGAAGTATTCTCACAATTTCTTACAGAACGCAAAGAGACTGGTCGGATATACTTACAAAATGTTGACCATGCAAATACACATGGTGCATTTATAGAACAACAAGCACCTATTCACCAAAGTAATTTATGTTGTGAAATAGATTTACCAAGTTATGGATTAGAAGCTTATGATGATACTGATAAAGGTGAGATATCTTTATGTACATTATCTGCAATTAACTGGGGATTAATAAATGAACCATCTCAATTTAAACATTACTGTGAATTAGCAGTACGTGCCTTAGATTCTTTATTGGATTATCAGAACTATCCTATTATTGCGGCACAGCGGTCAACAATGAATAGGAGACCTTTGGGTGTTGGTATAATTAACCTTGCATATTTCTTAGCTAAAAGAGGTCTTAAATATAATGACGAGGCCTTAAAAACCGTTGATGAATACGCAGAAGCTTGGTCATATTATCTAATTAAAGCCTCTGCAGATTTGGCTGAAGAGCAAGGATGTTGCTATAAGAACA